CGTATTAGTAACTTTGCAAGGATTTATGACTTACTTTATTAAACACTAATAATAAAATTAAAAATGATAAAGGATATATTTACAGATGAATATTTATATAGTTTTTTCAGAAAGTTGTTATCCTTGCGCAAAAGGGGATATTGTTGGTGTTTTTATGAGTAAAAAAGATGCAGATGATATGAAAGATTCAATGAAAAGAAGTGATTCATTTATAATAGAGTATAAAATTATAGAATAAATACTTTGGCGTAGTCAGTGAGGTGTGGTGCCTCACTAACCACTATCAATTATATACTTTGGAGGCAATAAGTGATGAGAACAACTATACAACAACCTAATACTACTACACAAGGCTCCAGGATGGATGTCTTAGAACTAAATGGATTTGGTTACGCTGGAAAGATGCTTGTTCACTCATTATTGCGTGAATACGGTGAATGCCATGATTGCTCTTTCTATGTCCACCTAAATGACCTTGATATAACGGATAAGAAGTTACTTTTATCTTATGTGGCTGAAGATGCTGAATATGAAGAAGCTTTAGCAAGTCCAAACATGCTTAACGCATATATCAAAGAATATTCTCCTCTGATGCAGCGATTGCTTGATCAGGAATCTGATGAAGCTTATCGCGATGTAATGGAAGAAGCAGCTACATATTACGGTGATTAGGTGACATATGAAAAATGAAAACTGTGAGAATGATTGTAAAATTTTCTGTACTGGGTGTGATCAATTCTTTTGTGAAATAAAAGATGAATTTGATCTACCACATGATGAAGAATTACCAGAATCAGTATCTACAAATGCTGGAAGTCATTACTGCCATTCAGATTGTTTAAGGGATTGTTATTAGTTAGATAAATACTTCGAGAGCATTATGAGTGCTCTCCTGGAATTTATCTGACGTACTTAACTGTGCATATATTTAGGAGAAATACCATGGCTTTACGAGCAAAGAAACCAGCAATGATTGAACAACGTTTGAAAGCATTATTTTACGGATCGGCAGGTGTTGGCAAAACTATGGCGGCAATACAATTTCCAAAGCCATATATCATTGATACGGAAGGCTCCACAAATAAAGCGCAATATGTCAAACAAATTGATAAAGTAGGTGGCGCGGTATTAATGACGGTTGATTTTGATGAAATGATTTCCGAACTTAAAGAATTATTAACAATTAAGCATGATTATAAGACACTTGTTATAGACAGCCTGACAAATTTATATAATGATCTGCTCGAAAAAGCTGAAAAGAAAGTAGGAACAGAATTTGGCAGACACTATGGAGAAGCAAATAAGAGAATGAAGCAGTTGCTAAATCTTTTATTCAGAATAGATATGAATGTAATTATTACAGCGCATAGCAAGAATGAGTACGGCACCAATTTAGCAGTACTTGGTCAGACATTTGATTGCTACAAAAAATTAGATTACTTATTTGACCTGGTTTTTGAAATACAAAAGCGTGGTACCAATCGTGTGGGAATAGTTAAGAAATCACGTATAGAAACATTTCCAGATTCTGATACATTCCCATTCAGCTATGAAGAAATAGCTGATAGGTATGGTCGAAATATATTAGAAAGAGATGCACAACCGCAAGAGCTTGCTACGCCAGAACAAGTTAAGGAACTAACAAGATTAATAGATTTGTTGAAGACACCGGAAGACGTTTACAACAAGTGGAAATCTAAAGCATCAGCAGAAGAATGGTCAGAAATGCCAAAAGATGCAATGGATAAATGCATACAACATCTTAAATCAACTATCCAAGGAGAAGGATAATGCACAGCCTATACAAACCGCTTAATGAAGAAGATGTAATGAAAGCCAGGTTTAACCTATTTCCTGAGGGCGAATATGATGGTGTCGTTATATCATCCGAGTGGACTACATCCAGATCAGGAAATGCCATGGCAGATATAAGTGTGAAGGTGTTTGATGATAATACGGGTAATACCCAGTACATAAGGGACTTCCTTGTATTCACTAACAAGATGCTTTGGAAGATTAAACACTTCTGTGATTCGGCTGGTTTAGAAAAATTATACGAGGATGGGTTGTTTAACCCAGACTGCGCTGCGAATAATAATATTCGTGTTCTAGTTACTATTAAACCAGGTGATCTTATTCCTGACGATAAGTTGGGTAATAAGCCTAAAGGTTCGTGTTATCCAGATAAGAATACGATTTTAGATTATATAAAAAAACCAGTTAAGTCTGTTGAAGATAGTAATAAAATTATTGATGATGACCTTCCATTTTAAGGAAAAATATTGTGAACTTTGACAAAGCATTTAAAGAGTTAATCGCCGGTAAATCAATCCGGCGTAAGAAATGGTGCGACTTGATGTGCATTAGAAAGATTGAAGATGATCTTAAGACATTCAAAGGAGAATCTCTTCATCTATATTCTAATTCATCTTTGTTACTTTCCGATGGATGGTTGATAGTGGATAGTGACGGAACTAAAATGCCATTTGTAGAAGCATTAAATGCATTAAAACTTAATAAAAAAATTACGCACGAAAATATGAACGGAGGTTATATTTTCATAGACAATGGTTCGTTCGCTAAGTGCGTAGCTGTTGAATATGATTTTATGCCAACTTACGAAGACATTTGTTCTAACGATTGGGAGTTAATTAAATGAATGATGAATCCACAAATAAACAAAATACAGACTCAATGCAAGAAGGCATCAAACAGCTTGATGGTGCAATGTCACATTTTATGGAAATTAAAGGATGTGACCATGGTGATGCCATTACACGTATTACCCATGGGTTAATTGATATGGCTCAACTGGTATATGGTTTTTACAAATCTAAAAAATAAAGGTTAAGTGAAATGAATAGAAAATTATTGATTACGGCAATTGCATTATCTGTGAGCGTGGCTACTGCATCGCCTGGATATAGAATATTGAGTGAAAGCCATCATGTGTCTGGCGCAGTTGAAGCTCATTTAGACGCCAGACCGCCAGTTGTGACGAAACTTAATAAATCCAATCTAAAATCTGGCTTAGGTAGAAGCACAACAAGCGTGACAAGCAAGAGCGTGAGAATAAATGAAAATGTAACAATTGATAGCAACACTCATGTAGATATAATCAATGACACAGCTCAACCTCAAATTTATCCGATATCTTTAGACTTGGGTGCATTAGCTGCCGATTCTTACTATGTGCGTAATATTGAACTCGATCCTAATAGCAAATACTCGCAAGATTTTTACAATTATCTAACGGTTCAACCGACCCCAATGGACATTGGAAGTTGGAAGATTTTCGCTGTAACGAATGTACAGCATCTGTATAGTTCACAAAGCGGATATTCTAAAGATGAGGCAACTCTTTACGTAACAAAATAGGTTTATGGCAGTAGCATCTTGGACAGTGACAAGAGGAAGCAACATAGCTGAGCCTTCTCCCCAGTGGATACCTTGGATTTAATCCTTGTTCAGCAAAACTGGAGCTGGTGCAATTCCAGCCTCTGCCAATTTTATAATATAAATAAAAGGTATTTAAATGAATTTAGATAAATTATTAGACGCATTGAGAGATTTAATTAAAGAAGATAAGGATAATGTGCCTGAAGAAAAAGTTACTGCTATAAAAGAAATGGTTGTTAAAAACACTAAGCATATTATTCATGATATATATCATTTAATGGATAAAAATGACATGGATAATATTTATATTACTAATTTGCTAGCAGAGATAATTATTCTTGTAATTTTAAATATGATTAAAGAATCTCGTGGGATAGGGGCATTTGGGGTTGTTTGCGCCTGCTTCGGTAAGGAATTTTTTACTTTAGTAGAAAGCCATATCGAAAATGAATTAAAAAAACTTGAAAATAAAAAATAAGATTAATTAACTATGAGCGAATTTACTTGTTATCTCTGCACCAATACTTATGAAGCCCAGAACGACGAAGAGTGGAATAGTTTTAAAGCTGGCGAGACGTTTATTAAATTATTCCCTGATGGTAAAAATGATTTTACAGAAATTGTATGCGAAGAATGCCACCAGGAATTCATGAGATGGTTTTATACATTGACTGAAGAACAAAAGGCAAGAATGCGCGCCGATCATCATAATGATAGGAAAGCAAACAATGATTTGTTATAGAGATCGAGCATTCTGCTATTCACCTAATTGCAAAAATAAATGTGGTAGACAATTAACATCAGAAATTAAAGATGATGCTAATAAGTGGTGGACTGA